GGGTCATCTGTTATATCCTTCTCTGTTTTTCTAAGTATACGTAGTCCTGTCTGCACTTGTATGTAGTCTAGGTATGCCTCAACAATCCACTTTACACTTAGGCATATGCTTACACTCAAGAAGGAACAGGTTAGTATTAGCTTCCATACAAAATCAAAGTCCATTTCTTTCATCATGCTCCTGTAAGTAATGATACGCTTTGTGTACCAGTTGTTTAGAATCCTTGAACCTACCAAGACCATCATTGCATAGTCTACATAACCAACCTCTGAAGGTGTTAGTAGTATGGCAATGATCTAACACCCAACTCTTCATCATGGGTTGATTGTACTTACCTATCTCCTGTATAGTCTTGTCGCATATAGGACAGCAATAGTCGGGTGGTGGTTCAGGGTTTTCTGCCCTTAGTTTTGCTATGACTTTCCTGTGTCCACTAGTGCAGGACTTACACATACTCTTTCTATCTGCATGGTGTGCAGGAAAATTCCATACTGGTTGGACTACATGGCAAGTACGACATTCATGTACCTCAATGTGTATCTGCCCAGTTTCTTCCATACTTGTATTCACTGTCAAGTCTGCATCTGAAGTTGAATCTCTTTTCAACATCTCGCATACATTGAAGAATAAGTCTGCCTGTTGCATCTTCTTGCCCCTGTTTAACTAAAACCTGCACCTCATCATGGATGAAAGCTACAATCTGTGCATCAAGCCCTGACTTTTTTAGAGCATCAGCAATAAATACATACCAAGTCTTGCACAGTATAGCACCACAGCCTTGTAACAAACTATTCAAACTAGCGTGGCTGTATCGGATAGGGATGGTACGCCCATCAATACCCTTGATCCACCCTCGTTCACTTGCTGCTTTGGACACAGCATCACGTAGTTTCTTTAGTGCTGGTAGTTTTTTTAGGAACTTAGCTTTGATAGCTTTACCTTCCTTCGCACCCTTGCCTATGATCTTACCTGTTTTCTCATCACCTGAACCATAAAGAAATCCATAGATAAATGTCTTACTTTGGTTACGTGATCCAAGACCAGCAGCCTGTTGGTTAGCAGTATGAATGTCACCATTCAGTACTACATCAGCGTAAGCCCCATCGTCATATGCAGCCATATAATGAGCAAGACAGCGTAACTCAAGACCAGAAGCATCAGCCCCAAGAAGGCTGTATCCCTTAGGTGCATGGAAGAGGGAACGACACTCCTTACCATACTCAGCACCAACGCTTGGAACTTGCGCCATGTTTGGATTAGAGTGCGTACACCTTGAAGTGACAGCCCCCATGTGATTAACCCTACCATGTAACTTACCATCCTTCTCCATCCTTAACCAAGCCTGTTTGCCTGTAGCTAGTTGGCCTATGCGTTTATTCAACAGTAGGTATTCATTTAGTAACTTAGCCTCTGGCATATCAATACCAGCAAGCACAGTCTCATCTACCTTAGGCTCACCACTTTCAGTGAACGCTTCTGGTTTCCATCCTCGTTTAATTAAACGATCACCTATCTGCATACGTGATGCAGGGTTGAATGGTATGGTCTTAGTCTTAGTCTTCATCTCTACTATGGTAGGCTCAAAGGTTTCTTGTAACTCAGCCTCAAGGTCAGCCTTACGCTGGGCTAGTGAGGCATACAATGACTGTGCCTTGGCTACGTCAAAGTGAAACCCATGCTCCTGTTGTTCTAACAGTAGAGTGTGTATCCTAGTCTCAAGGTCTAATGCTTCCTGACTAAAATTTTTTTCAATAATTTTATGATAGAGTTTTGCTGTAACTGTTGTGTCTTGGATGCAGTACGTGAGCATCTCAGGGGTATATGTTGCAAAGCTCTCGCTGCCACTATTGTAATCACCTTTTAATTCTCCTAGTCTGTGACCCCATGCTTTAAGTGAATGACTACCTATGAGTTTCATAGGGTAGTTGCTACTCTTGTGTAGCTTAAAGTCAATCTCTTTAATATCAGGCCAAATTGTTCTAGCGTATACCAACGTATCTATTACCTTACCTGTGTAGGTATAGTCATATAGTTTTCTCATCACACGTAGGTCATAGTCAATGATGTTGTGTCCAATTAGTGTAGTCACATTGTCATCAATAAACTGTAGTGCCTCTTGTGTCTGTGTTGGGTCAAAGGTGTGTACCTCATTAGTCTTTACATTTCGTAATACATTACACCATACCTGTGATACATCATCAAGTAGATGGTCTGCTTCTAAGTCCCATACGTATTCCATACTGTGTCTCCGCACTAGTTAAAAGGGTATGTCTTCTATGTCCTCATCGTTGAAGTAAGTCTCAACCATACGCCCTGTATCTTTCATATACTCAAGCGCACAACATAGACCAGTTTCACCTGACCATCTGTTCTTTAACACTCGTACCTGACTGACGTTTGGACTGTCTGTATCCTGTTGGTTCCTTTCCAAACCAATAACAATATCTGATAGCTGACCAATGGCAGCACTGCCACGTAGCTGTGACATAGATGTTTGTGCGCCATCCTCATGCCCCCTGTCACCAGACGGACGCTTGAGGTGGGATACAAGTATCATACCACAGTTAAGTTCCTCAACCAATGAGCGTAGGGCTGTCATAGTATTGTCAATGATACGTCTTTCGTCACCACCTTCCATACCTGACACCACGATACTGATGTGGTCAAGGATGATGTAGTCACAACCACAACCACGCACCAAGTATCTTATCTTGGATAATAGGTTATCACTATCTGTGCTACCCCAATGGTCATACAAGTACACCCTACCAGAGCCTACTGTACTGTCAAAAGCTTGACGTAACTCTTCCTCTGGTACGTCATTGTGTTGTAGGTGTAAAGGTTTGTTTAGCTCAATGGACATAAGACCTAATGAGGTACGCTTCACGTTCTCCTCTAATGCTATGTATCCAATGGTCTGCCCATGCTTGATAAACCCATGAGCAAACTCTCTGGCTAGTTGTGATTTCCCTATGCCAGAACCTGCTGTAAGAGTGACGATCTCACCTCGCCTACAACCACCTGTTTTTTCCTGTATACCTAGGTAGGGGTAAGGGACAGATAGCTTATCGTCTGTTGAGATAACCAAGTCCCACACATCAGTACCAGCTATGATACCATCAGGTCTGAAAACCTTGGCCTCATACAAGGCATTGATAAGTTCCTTGACCTTACCATCAACCAACATCTCGTTGGCATCCTTGTATGGTTCAGGTAGTCGTACTATCTTAGCCTTGTTAGGTGGCAGGACAGAGGCACATTCAATAGCTGCACGTTGTCCTTGCTCATCCATATCAAAGCATAGTACCACATGGTCAAACTTACTAAGCCACTCAATAGATTTACCTACTGCTTTCTTAGCAGAGTTACACCCTGATGGCACAGATACACTGGCCCACTTGTTACCATTAGCCTGTGATACAGACATAGCATCTAGCTCACCCTCACAGATAGTAACAAACCTGCCACCATCACGCCATAGGTGTTCACCAAACAAGCCTACCTGTTTGATGTTTCCCAATACTGAGAAGTCTTTGTTAGCAAAGCGTACCTTCTGTGCATGGAGTTTACCATGTGCATCACGATAGTTTGCAACCTGTACCTTCTGCCCTTTGTAGGTGGATACACCATAGCCCCACATCTGACAGGTCTGTTGTGTTAGGCCACGCTTCTTTAGTTCCTTGAAGTCAAGGTCTAAGAACATGGTGTCATCTGTTTCCATAGCAACCACAGCTTTCTCCTCATCTGATGGGGTGTAGGTTTCACATGAAAAGCAGTAGTAATGCCCATCGCTAAACAAACTATTAGCATCACTACTGCCACAGTGAGGGCAAGGTGTGTGCCTTACAAACTCACTATCATCATCCATCAACACCATTCCTCAACATACGTGCCATGTAATCAAAGCCATCAGCTATGTCACTAAGCTTAACATCAGGATACTTGTCTCCATCTTCTAGCATAGAGAGTGCCATGTCTTCATAGTTTACTACTTGCTTGAACTCAAGATCATCTACGTATATAGAAACACTCAAGCCTCTGTCAGTAAACTCTGCGTTCATGTCAACCTCTGAGACTACCTCTTCTGTAACATCAATCACACTCATTGTAACCACTCCTTAGGCACTGTACCTTCTGCCCATGTAAAACCATTACGGTCTGCCCATTCTGCACAGGTCATCTTAGACCCATCCTTTCTTTTCTTAGCTCCTTGTACTGTAGCTTCTGCCTTCTGGAATACAAAGCGTACGTCCAACTCTGGGTGCTGTTCCTTAACAGCTTTCATCTTACGTTGTGCGTCTTGCCTAAAGTATCCCTTCAGTTCTACAATCATTGTGCCTACTGAGGTATGCACTGCTAAGTCAGGGATGTAGTGACGTAACACATAGTAAGCCAGCTTCTCTGGTTCATACTGATATGCTACGCCACGCTCATCAAGGTCACTGATGACCCTTGCCTCAAAAGTCCCCTTCGTCATTGGCTGTGCCAGTGTTGTTGTGTTCATCAAAGACATCAGTGGCATCATCCTTTGCTACTGCGCTGGATACAAAGCCATCTTCTTCTTCAAAGATGTTAGCACCTGCACTGTATTGAACAAGGTCAATAACTTGTACTGCCTTGAGGCGTAGGCTTACACCTACTGACTTGGTTGACTGCATCATGTAGGGTGCAGGTTCTACTGCTACCTTAACGACTGACCCATTACCAATGAGTGTGTCCTTGGTAAGAGGATTACGTTTGGAATCTACCACAATAGGGTTCATGTTGAATGTCTTACCATCACGTGACTTGACAACGGCCTTCATCTTGGCGCGAAATCTCAAGTTACCTGTTGGGTTTCCATCATCATCTACCTCTGGTTGGTAGGGTTTTGCTGTGGACAGGGATGCCTTTAACTTAGGCTGTTCCTTGACAACTTTGGTATGATGTGTATTGACTACCTCATCTAGTTGTTCACACAGTTCTGCTGCTTCTGTCTCTGGAACCATTACATCCACGGTGTATACACCATCAGGATCAAAGTGTGTATCTGGTTCAAAGACTTTAGCCCACATTGCTTTACCTGTAATGACAATCATATTTTCTCCTTCATGTTTGTCTGTTGGCTAGAGGGGTACTTTAGGATGCTAGGCAAAGAAGTAATCTGACCTCAGGACAGATGCTAAGTCTAGCTTACCCATCGCAGGTGGATAGGGTACGTCATTGGTTCCTAAAGTTCTTACAGCATGATCCCTCAGTTCATTGAGAACATCATGTGTTTCGTACATATTAACAAACTCACTGCGTAGTATGTCAGACATGACAGGCATTGATGTGCTATGTGTACCATAGCTATCATGTACCATAGCAAAGTCACGTAGGCCATGCTGTCTGCATTTGTTAATAGTCTTAGTCATGGCTGCTGCATCCAGAGAGTGGATGAAGTTAGGGCTACTACCCAAACCTGTGCGCCTCTTGTTCACTGTATCCTTTAAGTCTTCAACGATGTTGAGGCGTACCATCTCACCATTGATGTGTGTCTTGATACGCTTAGTCTCTGTGTCGCTATAATGCTGGACAACTACCCAACCTGTAGGTGTGATCCATTCCATGTGCCTTGTATGGTCAGCATACACCTCACCTACCTGCTTGATATATGTCATCACCTGACTAGCAGATTCAATCACATCACTAATGGCATCCCACACGTAGCCAGCTAGGTAGTTACTTGCAGGGAACAGGTCATCACCAAAGATGTTAGGCTTGCCTGCCTCTATCTGATCTGACATGGCCTCTTGTATGTAGGCACGACAGGCGTGGCGCGTACCACTGTAGGGTACGATCATAACAGGACGCTTGGTCAATGCTCTATCAATACCAAACTCCTGCCACTGCTTGGCAAGCTCACCATCATCCTGTTGTACAAGTGCTAGTGCTTCTTCTGCTACCTCAGTATAAATATCCTGAGGCACAGAGGCTGGTATTAAATTGGTAGCCCTACCCACACGCTCATCCCTTAGGATAGCTGAGAGGTGCTGCAATCCATTACAACTACCATCTGCTGATACAGGGAAGCGTGATTCATAACCCCACCCATGCTTGACTAGGGCAGAGAACTCCATACACCAGCCAAGAAACTGGTATGGCTTGTCTGCTTCCAACCATAGTTGATTATCATATGGGTTGTTAACAATCCTGTGTACCTCATCAGCCATGTCCCATGCCCACGATTCACGCTGGTCTAATGTAATCTTGTCGTTACCATATAGGTTAGCACCATGAATACACAACCATCGTGCATCTTCCCAATTGTTGATAGGCATTGGGCGATTGAACTCAAGTAATGACTTGCTCCAATCAGCAGACTGAGGTGAGAGGAACGTGCTACTTGCATACTTGCGAGAACGAAAGTCATTCTGCCACACGTAGAAGAACTCATCATACCCACTGTATGATTCAGCTACCTGTAGTGTACGCTCTACCTGTATGCGCTTGCTCACGCTTCGGTTGTTTATGGAGTAGATACTGTTCCTCTTGCGTGACCAATCACGGAACTCGCTCTTCTCACTCTCAGTCATCTCCTTGGGGTCTTTGGAAAAGGGATACTCAGGCAAGGGTACATCGTCCCTAGCTGGTAGCTTACCCCACTGCTGTCCATTGTCCCACACCTGTCGTATTACCTCAAGCAGAGGGCGAT